TTCGAAATTTAATGGAGATACATAAAAATTATTTCTGTTTTTATCTTGTTTTAGCCCCATAAATAGTTTTTTTTTTCAAAATTAGTCAATTAACTAATTAGCAAAACCGACAAATAAAACAAAAATGGCCGTAGATAATTCCACGACCATTCTGCATTCACCCTAATCAACATCCGATGCACTTATAAAATGCACGGATGTGCACTACCAAACCTATGAAAAACAAATTATTCCTGATATGATACCCTGTAACTACTAGCCACATCCGTGTAATTATTTGGGATATGGAATTGACAGGTGTATATATTTGATTTTAATTGAACACGGATTGAATCAACAATTGCCGAATCTGTTTCGGTTAATGTGTTGAATTTGATCCATAATTTGTGGGCCATTGTCATCACGGCATAATCATCCATATTATACAAATCGCCCTCATATTGCATCGAATATTGCCTAAAATCATTCAATCTTTGTTGTGTGACTATTTGTTCAATAAATAATCCGTTTGCATCCTGTGCACGTTTGAATGAATTTGCATCGGTGAATGCACCTGAAAATACAACTGAATCAACATCAGCCTGAACCACATCAGAATGCTCCATGACATCAGATGTCACAAATGTTCCTGATTGCTCCCTGATGAACCATGCCTCTTTGTACACGTTTTGTTCTTTGTCAATATTTCGCACGGCACAATTGTCCAAATAAATGCCATTGTATGATCCTGTTGTATTCACATAAGGCAATGCAAATCCCAATTGAATTTGACCCGGTTCCGGTGCCTCTTTTGCCGTGAATTTAAACGATTCAAATGTGCCTGCCCCAACAACTGCCGTTTCATTCCAAATTATGGATGCAGATGTACCCCATGTTTTGTTTGTTTCACTCCAATAATAATATGCGCCCGGCGAATATTCGATCCGTAAATACCACGGCAATCTGTTATCGCTTCCGCCTTTGTCAATATTGACCGAAAATAACACCTGATATTGATTGCCTTTCACGGCATTTCCTGCCCCTGTGCTGAACAATTTTGTTTGATATACACCCAATGCACTTGTGCCTGTGAATTTGATCGCCTTACGGCCTGCAAATGCGTTTGATTCAAATGTTCCAACGGCCCCGAATGTGGTATCCCAATTTTCATACCCAAATTCAAACGATGCATTCAGATTCAAATCAATTTGCTGTTGTGAAATATCCACAATTTCCTGATATTTTTTGACCGGTCTGCGTGGTGTTCTGAATAAGTTTTGTCCAATCGGTTGCATATTGGTTGGCACCACTTTCAACATATTTGTTGTCACGGCTGATTGGGCCACTCCTGATGCATTATAAATCCAATATTTGATTTCCTCTGATCCGCCATTCAAAAACCCTTGTTTGGCTGTTAATATCCCGGAACCAACATATGTTCCTGCCTGAATGCCTGCAATGATTCGTTGATCACCATAAGATGAACAATTGATGATATACCACCGCCCGAATGATTGAAATAAACGGCAATTGAATCCCATAAGGATTGACCGCAATGTCATTTTTGCATCGTTGATGATATAATAATCGTGATAAAATCCGACCTTTTTGATTGTCACCTGATCAAACACGTTTTTCCATGCTGAATCGGTTGCGATTCGAATGTCATTGCTGATATAAATGTCGTAATCCAATGATAAATTGGCCAATGCATTCCACATGAATTGCCACAATGTGACGTTATCTGTTCCAACTGCCGGCATCCACGTATCATATCCATCCAATTGCCCCAAATTGTCTGTGGCTGTGATTGACAATGAATATGGTGTGGAAACCAATGCTTGTGAATAAAGATCATTTACAACCCAACCTGACCAATATGTGGCCCAATTGCCGGCCGATGATTCGTAATAAATCACCACTTTGTATTCACGTTCATCGTACAAATAAAAATCATCATAGGTCACATCATCTGTCACCAATAAATTCAACGTGCACAATGATCCTATTAATGGCTCATACAAATCTTCTTCTGCCTTCCATTCGATTTCAACCGGCTCACCTGAACCAACCATTGGCAAAACGGCACCTGAATATCCGTTTTTGAAAATCTCAACTTTTCGTTTGTTGCCTTTAATATCAGCAAATTCCAAACGATATTTCACACCGTATGCCATATTTATCCTATTCTATTTCTTTGCTTTTCTGCTCTTTGTAATGCCACCACCAAATCCTGACCTCTCAACACAAATTCGCCTGTCATTGGGCCACCGCCTCCGCCATTGCCTTGATCCAACATTCCTTGCAATTTACTCAATGGTGCGATTACCTCCGGATTTGATTTTGCACCCGGATATTCACCCATTAAACCCATTGTTGGACCGGATACGATACCACCCGCAGCAAAGGCCGGAACACTACTAAATGCAGATGCGACCGCAGCGACACCCATTGCAATGAATGGTAACAATGCAAAGATTGCACCCGGCCCTGCTGCATTTGCCGACTTTGTACCTGCATCAATTGCACCGGCTGTTGCTGATGCTTTTGATGCCGCAATCTGCCCCTTTGTGATCAATGCGTTCTTTAATGCCTCCGCAGCATACTGAACACCAAATTGCAATAATGTACTTAAAAATCCTTCTAATCCTGTTTGTGCCAATCCAAATGATGCAACAATTGAATTACCCAATTGACCAAATGCCCCACTAACCGTTGTCGCCATCGAATTGACCTGCTCCATATACAGGCCATATTGTTCCGCCTGCAAATCTAATTGCGTTTTCTGTGCAATCGTTGATTCTGCAATCTTTTTATCCATCAATGCCATTGGTGATGGAATATCAATTGTTAATCCTTTTAATTTGTTAAAGGATGTAAAAAATTCACTTGTTGAAATATCGTAATTAAACCATTTCTTTAATAATTCAACATTTTCACGGCCATTCTCACCTGTTTTTAGCATCAGTTTTTTGGAATTTTCCTCCATCTGTGCTAATATCTGAGCATCGCCATCCTTCTTAATTTGATATAATGCCTTTTCTGCTTCCTCAGCCGATTTTATTTTGGCTTTATACAATTTCATTTCGGGGGAATCTCCAACACCCGGCTGTCCACCTGCTTTTGGTGGCCCTGTTAACCCTTTTCCTGTTGCTGTTGGGGAATCAACCTTGTTTAAATCTATATTACCTAATTTTGCCGTTTTGGCAATTAATTGATCAATGCTTTTTAATTCTTGATCAACTAAATTTTTGCGTTCTTTTGCTGCATATTTTGCTGCATCACCTGCACCTAAAAATGGGGATGCTGATGCAAATTTTCCCCATGCTTCTGCCAATGCACCTGCTGCTGTGGTTCCTGCATCTGTTTCGCCTGTTTGCAATGCTAATTTCTTAGCCATTAATTCTTCAATCTTTGCATTTGCAGCCATCACCAATGCTTTTTGCCTTAGTGATCCAATGTATTTGTCCATTGCAACTTTGGCCTTGTCTGTGCCTACCGTTTCCAATGTGATGTTTTTTAGGTAATCAGGTGACATTGCATTGATTGCAGCGATTGCCTTTTTTCTTTCATCCATTGAAATGGCCTGATTTTGTGCCAATTTTACTAACCTTTTTAATTCGGCTTCCTCTCTTATTGTGGATTTTATGGATTCATCTTTTAATGTATTTAATTCGCCCTGAACATCAGTCAATTTCTTAAATACACCGGCTTGAATTAAATAAACTGATGTAAGTCCGGCAACCAATGTTGTAATTGCAACCAATGGATTTGCCATCATTGCTGCCCATAATGCCCTGACCGCTTTTGTTGCATTTGTAAACCCTGAAATCAAATTTGATGAAAGGAACCCAACGGCAACCAATACCGGGCCAATTGCTGCGGCTAATCCACCCAAAACCATGATGATTGTCTTTGTCGTTGTTGATGTTTCTGAAATAGAAACCATCAGGCTGTTCATTGCTTTAAATGCTTTTGTAACAAATGGCAATACCACCTGCCCAAATTGTGCCCCAACCTGTTTCAATGATTCGGCAAACATACGCATCTGATTGGCTGCTCCACCACCTGTGCGTTCAAAATCTCCGTGTGCATTCTTTGTGACCGATAAAACGTAATTGTATCGCAACATTACCTTTTCGGCCTGCGACATCTCATCATAAGATTTTTTAATCCCTGTTGAAAATGCATATGCCTTAACGTTGGCTTCGGTCATTACAATACCCAAACGTTTCAACGATTCGGTTTCACCTGTAAAGATTCCGGCCAATGCTGTTTGAACCTGATCAATTCCGATGTTTTTGAATGATGCAAGATCGCCGGCTAATCCAACCAATGATGTTGAAAGTTTTGCAGCCTCCGATGTGCTTACACCCATACCGGTTGCCATATCACCAAAGAGTGCGGCCATATCTAATGCCGTACCCTCAGCAATACCAAACGATGTTAATGCGTGTTTTGCGAATGCCTGAACCTCAGCCGCTGAACTTTTGAATGAAACATCCACTTTGTTCATCGATTCATTGAAATCAGATGCCAATTTGATCGCAGCACCGCCTGCCAATGTCAATGGTGCCGTGATATACATCGACATTGATTTGCCAATTTCTGATGCTCTTTTGCCGAAATTCTGTAATTCCTTATCGGCCCTCGATAATGCCGCTTCTAATTCCTTAGAATCGCCACTAATAAATACTTCTAATACATTTGCCATGCTGTAAAGTTAAAAAAAAAGCCAACCCATTATTTGGTTTGGCTTTTTTCAATTTGATCTAAAAATGCTTTGAATTGTTCCGGTGTAGACTTTGGTCTACCCTTATCCAAAAACACATCCTGTGGCAATGGGAATAATTTATCAGGTGTGATTAATTGTGAACGTTTCGTGGCTTGTGAATTTATGATCATTGTGCTAGTAAATCTGTGCATCTCCCAATGCAGGTTTACGTTAACACTCCAAGATTCCCCCAACAATGCATTTTCCTTCCACGTATTGCACCAAAAATTGTCCGGTGGTATTCCTGCCTGACCAATATAAAAATCAAGCATCGAATCCCACGTTAGGGGTTTTTCGGCTTTGGGTTTTTTGTGGATTTCTGAACGTTTCTACGCACACCGGCATTTAGGTCATTGCCTAAAATACGTGATTGCATCAAGGTTTCAACTAGCAATGTTAATGCTGAATGGTCAACATCCTCCATCCAATCACCGACCGAATAAATTGTGTAATCAATTTCATTGCCATTCTCTTGATCATATGCTAATAAGCCGGAATAAACCAACGCACGCATTGATGATAATGACAAACCCGATCCAAAAACCTTATCGATTTCAGAAATTGAATATCCTGATGCCTGTTCAAATGCGGCCCAAAAATTCATTGAAAAATGTAGGGTGCGAATTTTACCGCCAATATTTAATTGACAATATCCCCTTTTTTGATTGACTTCCATTGTGTTTGATTAGGTGTTTAAACTTTAAAACCCGGCACCATTTTTTTGATGCCGGGATTATATTTTAGCAATCAACAAATTATACGTTTGTTGACTTAACGATTGCCCCTGTCAATGTGATTGAACCTGAGAATGTAACCGCCGCTTCCATTTCCGCTGATTGCTCAATTGATGCGATGTAACCCTCAGCCGTGTAAACCGTATCACCTGATGCAGCCGTTCCGAATACACACGTGATGATTGTACGATTTAAAACGAAATCAACTAATTCCTCAGCATTTGCAGCCGATGCGTAGTTTACTAAACCATCAAATGAAATTTCACCTGAACGTAAACCGCTGATTCCCTCAGACCAACCGCCTGAATCCTTTGTTGTTGCATCTGCAATGTCTTGTGAAATTGACAATGTGCATG